CTTGAAGGCGTAGTTCTTAACGTCCTGAGACGCCGTAAGCACCCTGATCTGGCCGGGGTCAAGCACATCGGTGGCGAACACGTTCGCCATGCTGCCGGCATTGTCGGTGCCCTTCTGCTTCTTCGTGCGGCCCTCGCCGATCAGGTCGGTGTTGATCAGTTGGGCGCTGTCGCCGTAGCTGCCCATCTGCGTCCATTTCTTGACCTCCACCCACGCCACGCCGGAATAGTCGGCGGCCACGGCGTCAACGGCAAGCTCGGTGAAGGGCAGGTTGCTTATCCAGAACTTGCAACCGGCAACCGGATAGAGCGGCATAGCGGACCTCCGTTATGTCGCAGCAGTGGCGACAATGTTTGAGTTGATTTCCACGGTCATGTTCAAGGTCTGCACGGTATTCGGCCCGCCGCCGGCTTCCTGTGCCTGCATGACCAGCCCGTACATCAGGCGCGTACTGTTGACGCCCGGACCAGTAATCTTGTCATTCAACTCAACCTTGAAGGCATAGTTTGAAATACTCGCCGCCGCTGTGATAGCCTTCAGTTGGCCCGTGTCAGTATTCGCTAGGGCGAAGACATTCGCCATCGTCCCGGCGTTCTTGGTGCCCTTCTGCTTCTTCGTGCGGCCCTCGCCGATCAGGTCGGTGGTAATCAACTGGGCCGTGTCACCGTATGAACCCATCTGGGTCCACGACTTCATTTCCAGCCAGACCACCGCCGAGTAATCACCCACGACGGCATCGACTGCAAGCTCGGTAAACGGGTTGGTGCTGATGAAGAACTTGCACCCTGCGACGGGGTAAAGCGGCATGGTGGTGCCCTCCGGTTATACCGCCGCGATAGCGACGATATTGGAATTGATTTCGATGGTGACGTTCAAGGTTTGCACGGTATTCGGCCCACCCCCCGCTTCTTGGGCCGACATCACAAGCCCATAGAATTCCCGCAGGCTGTTGTTCACCTGCGCGCCGTCCTTGTCGTTCAGTTCGACCTTGAAGGCGTAATTCGAAATACTGGCCGCCGCTGTGATGGCCTTTAGCTGGCCGGCGTCGGTGTTCGCCAAGGCGAAGACGTTGGCCATGGTGCCGGCGTTCTTCGTCCCTTTCTGTTTCTTCGTGCGACCTTCACCGATCAGGTCGGTGGTGATTAGCTGGGCGGTGTCGCCGTAGCTGCCCATCTGTGTCCACGACTTCATTTCTATCCACGTCTGGGACGTGAAGTCGGCGGCAACAGCATCCTGCGCCAGTTCAACGAAGGGGTTGGTGCCGATGAAGAATTTGCAGCCAGCAACCGGGTATAGAGGCATCTGAGGGCTCCTTTCACTATACCGATATGGTTTCGAACGGCACAGTCACCGGGGTTCGCCAGCGGTCACCGTCAACGTATCCCCCGGCCACTCTAGGTCGCGCTGTGATGCGCACGCGGGTGCTGCCAGAGGTCAGCACCTTTGCCTGAAAATGCGCTGCTACGACGCCCCCCATCTCTTGGGGGTACAACTCACCGACATCCAACGGACACATGATGGCCAACGAGAAGATGCCCGTGTGGCGGTTCTGCTCGGTGGCGGTGATGGTAATCGTTTCCGGGGTGCCGGGGGAGTACGCGACGAGGATATATTCGTCGTCCTTGTACTCGCCCCGCTTCGGGTACTGGATGTTCGACCACACGATTTTGCGACCACCGGGCATGACGTTCAGATGCCCGATGAGGGCTTCCATGATGCGTCCCTCTATGGTCGTCGCTACCATCAGGCCAACCTCGCGGCCAGCCGCTGCTGGTTCTGCGCGACGATCTGCGGCCACTGCTCTACCGCGTGTTCCACGAAATGCCGGCCCGGCTGATTGTAGCTGCGGCCCAAGCTGTCGGTGCCCGTGAAGCCGTAGTTCTGGCGCGCGGCATAGATCGCGATGAAGCCGAAGCTGATGGGCGCACCCATCGTCCAGCCGGCGATCAGCGCCTCAATGGCCGCCGCGTTGCCAGTCTGCGGGGGGCTGGTCTTGCCGTCGGCGGTAGGGTCCATCGGGGGCACCGAGGCCCCATGAACGCCGACCGGCGAGTTTTGCAGGAAAGAGGTGTCTACAGGCATGTTGCCGCCCGCCGAAACGGGAACTTTCATCAGGCGCACGACTTCCTGCACGCTCTCCTTGACGATGGCTTCGATGAAAGCCGGTGTCGCCACCGTCCACGCTTCGACCTGTGCCGTGAAGGTGGTCGTCATAGCATGACCTCCTTCTTGCTCTTCGCGTAGCGCACCGCCGCCGTGATGTAATCGATCTTGTATTCGGCGTGGCAGCGGCAGTTGATGACATCCTCCGGGAGGGCACCCATGGTGCGGTCGCCGGGGTGCATCATCTTCGCCCCTGTCTCGGGCGAGATGAACGGGGCTTGGTAGGCCACCTTCTTACCGTGCAGGATGTAATGGCTGCGCCGCTCGCGCCCGTCGCGATTGGTGCGCCAGATTTTCATCACGTCGCGTTCCTGCACCTTGCCGGTTTCGATCATCTGCCGGATGCTCTCGGCTTGGCCAGCGTGCAGGGAAAGTATCGTCTCGGTGCGTGCGATGTTCTCGCCGCGCAGTTGCAGCAAGCTGTCGGAATAGCGCCCGACCATCTTCACCACGTCTTCGGCCTTCAGCGCCGTGCCGCTGGCGAGCGCCCGCAGCACCTTGGCATCGAAGCGCGCATCGCGGCGCTCGCGCGTGAGGTAGTTCTGAAGCAGCGCCGGGTCGCCTGAGAGAAGCTCCAGCTTGGCGTTCATGACGTATTTCGCCATCGAAGGCGTCAACCCTACTAGGCCACCTTCTCGCCTTCCCGTGCGGGCGCTGACGCGGCCCACGATGTCCAGCGCCGTGGTGCGCGGGCCTTGGCCGCGCGAGATGCCGACTGAGAGGGTTTCGCGCACGGCCTTGCGCGCCGTGGTTGAGAGATTGACAACCAGCTTGCTGCTTTCCGTCCGCAGCCATTCCTCAGCCGGGGGAGATCGCACGTTGAAGCGGAAGACGATGCGGGTGCCGGTCAGCGGGTCGCGCGCCATGCGCGCCGCCTCAGCGGTCAGCACGGCGGCATACTTGAACACGTCGCCCACGGCGTCGGCCACCCCGGAAAAGACCACCGGGTCAAGGTTGAGCATCGACAGCGCATGTTCGATGTTGCCGGTCGCGATGGCGTCTTCCAGCGACTTGACCACCGTCTCGTCGGTGATGTCGTCAATGGCATCAAGGAACGCCGCCTTAACCTGCGGCTCCATCTGGTCGATAAGTTCTTGCAGGCTGGTGGGTATCGCCATCTACGACCTCAACACCAGCTTGTAGACGATGATGACGCCCGCTTCGGGCACCCGCAGCACCTTCTGAATGATGGTCGGCTCGCCGTCGATGTAGAGCTTGTCCGAGACGTGCGGGATGACGCCCGCCGGCAGGTCAAGCGCGGGCAGGATGGCCAGCCTGTCGGTGGCCAGCACGGTCATGCCATCGACCAGCTTGCGGTCAATCGGCTGCACCACGCCCTTGACGTAGACGCTCTGAACCTGCGGGGTATCGCCGGGGTCCCACGGAACGCCGCCGACCGGCGTGTTCCATTCCAGCGCGAGCAAGCCCTGCTGGAACTCGCCGATGATGTCATTGGCGATCTGGGCCATGTCTTGGTAGAAAGCGGCGCTCATGCGCGTTTCAGCCACTTGGTTATGCTGCGGCCCTGCGCGCCGCCCGCAGCGCCGCCCAGCAGGCACGCCAGCATGTTGTCCACCACGGTGAGCGTCGGCACCTGACCGGCCACCACGTTGCCGTCCTTGCCCGTGGCGTAGGTGACCGACACCGCACCGCTGACACTGACCGAGGTCTTGACCTGCCCGGCCACGACATCCGGCGAAAGCGAGTTGGGCACCGCCAGTTCGCGCAGCGTGCCTTCGTAGGTGGCCCGTTCGATTTCCGCCGGCACCTCATCGACGGGTATCGTCTGGCCCTTACAATCGACGGCCCCTGTGCGGGGCCAGCCGAGTTCCTGTGCGCGACCACCGGTCGGGGTGCCGGGGTAGCGCGACCCATAAGTATTGTCTAACCAAAGCGTGGCCCGCTCAAGCGCCGGGTCTACCGCACCCGCACTCGGGGTGTACCCCATGCGGATGCAGTAGGCTTCGAAGTTCTCTTCGGTGCCGTAGTGGGCCATCGCCTATTTCTTCGTGTCCTTGTCCGCCGGCTTGTTGGACGGCGGGGCCACTGCCGTGGTCTTGGGCACCACCTTCTCGCCGGGCATCGATCTGGTGGCGTTGCCCTTCACGCCCGCGCCCTCGCCCGCTGCCGGAAGCTTCGTGCGCTTGGTCGTGCGCTTCTTGGCCTTGGTCTTGGTCTTGGGGGCGTCGCCACCGTCGCCGTCGTCGTCCTCTTCGACCTCTTCATAATCCGTCCACGCGGCCTGCTCTTCCTCAGCCGCTTCGACCTCTTCTGCGGTCGGGCCTTCGCCGTCTACGCTGACCTTGTGCGCCATGTTCTCGGACGCGGGGGCCTTGGTCGGGATGCGCTCATGCAGACGCTCAAGGGTCGATTTGGGCTCGCCCTGCGGGTCTTCGATGTGCCGGCGGCCCACCATGTCGCGCACGTGGTCAAGGCGCAGCGGCAGGTCTACCGGGTCGCCTTCCTTGGTGTTCTCGGCGAGGCCGGCGACGACCTTCTCACCGACCTTCTTGACGCCTTCGATCATGGCTTCGCGAATGGCGACGACTTCCTCTTCCGCCTCTTCGCGGAAATCGTCCACCATGCGGAAACTGGTCTGGTGCATCTTGTTCCACGCATCGAACCGCTTCGCCTCAAGCTCAAGCTCGGGAAGCTGCGACACGCGGGCACGGCTGAAAGCTGACAGGCCCATAGCTGGGTTCCTTTCCCTGTTGTGAATGTGGGGGAACCGGTTGGGAGTGAGCCCGGTTCCCCCCTCGCTTACGGATCAACCGACGAAGAGTGATGGCCGCAGCGAAACTTACGCCAGCTTGTGCTTGAACTGCACGATACGGATGTTCTTGTTCTCGTACCGGCGGTTCCAGTTCGTGCCGACCGCGACTTCAGCGTTCGTGGGTGCCACGCCCGTTGCCGTGCCGACCCATGCCACACCACGCGGATGCATCACGAAATGGCGACGGTTGATCAGGAT